GCTCCGTCTTGGTGGCCGACCTTTCGGCCGGAACGATGCGCGAACTGGCTGTCATCGGTTTTACCGAAATTGCCGCCATCGAACTGCATGTCGGGGAAAGCAGTGCACGCTTCACCGGAAAAGCCATCGAAATAAACGGCGGCAGCAACAACGGGCTGGCCAACGTAAAAGAACTGACCGGGCGGCTGAATCTCATCGAACGGGATATAAACGCGCTTAAATCGGTGTTTAAAGCTTGGACGCCTGTACTGCAGGACGGTGGCGGTGCCTTGAAAACGGCGCTCGATACATCGTGGTCCTCCACTTTGACAGAGACGCGGGAAGCCGACATAGAAGACACGAAAGTTACACACTGATGAAAGGAACTGGCATATTACTCGACCCGGAAACCTCCGACCTGAAAATAAATACGGCCCGGGATGCCCGGGGGCTTATCGCCGGGGGACTGGAAATAGGACGTACAACCTATCAGAACCAGGCCGTCATATTACAGGCACACAAGGGGGAATTCAAGGAATATCCGCTTCTCGGGGCGGGCATTTCCGATATTCTCGGTGATGACGAAATAACGGCTTGGAAGCGGGAAATATCCCTGCAACTGGAATCGGACGGAATGACAATCAACACGGTGGAAATCGACACCGTAAAAAACAAAGTTACGATCGATGCGGAATATCACGGTACATAACGGACAATCATTGGCGGATATCGCCGTGCAGGAATGTGGGGCTTTTGAAGCCGTCTTTTCCCTGGCGGCAAGAAACGGCCTTTCTGTAACCGACAGCCTCTCCACCGGCCGGCTGTTGGTGTATGGGCAGGAGGATATTGTAAAAAAACAGGTCGTCGCCATGCTTGCTGCCGGAAAAGTACGTCCGGCGACGGAAGTAACGGCGGAAGAGATGGCGGCGGTTCCTTACGGGGGTATCGGGTTCATGGGTATCGAGGTGGATTTTATAGTGAGTTGACGACAAAAACAGGAAGGAAGAATGGCACGGACAATTACAGAAATAAAAGAGGGCATCGCTGCGGATTTCATGCGCAACGAGGCGGCGGCTTCGGCTTACGGGTTCACGCCGGGCGACAGCTTTACGGAGCGTTTCAGCAAGGCGAGCGTCGAGGGCGTGTTGTTTTATGTCGCGGCCTGTGCCGTATGGGTATTGGAGTGCCTTTTCGATGCGCACACGGCCGATGTGGACAGCCGCATCGACGAGATATTGCCGCACCGCCCGAAATGGTACCGGGATAAAGCGCTGCGGTTTATGAAGGGTAAGGTGCTCCTGCCCGACAGCGACGAATACGACACCTCGGCGATGAGTGAGGAAGAGATGGCCGCCGCCCGGGTGGTGAAGCACGCCGTGGCGGTGGAGAGCCGCGAGACATCGGTACTGACGGTCAAGGTGGCGGGCGAGTCGGACGGCCGCCGTACCCCGCTCGACGAAGGGACGGCGCGGCAGTTGGCGGCTTATTTTGCCGAGATAAAAGATGCGGGCGTGCGCATCGACGTGGTGAACAAGGAGGCCGACCCGTTCAGCTGCGAGGTGGACATCTACTACGATGCCATGCTGGCTCCCGAGACGGTGAAAACCGATTGCGAGGCGGCGATCAAGTCGTATATCGAGAACCTGCCTTTCAACGGCGAATATACCAACATGGCGCTTGTCGACACCCTGCAAGGGGTCGAGGGGGTGAAGGTGGTCGAGTTTGTCGGCGCTTCCACCACGGACGGGGCGGCCATCAATGCCCGGTATGTCCCCGATGCGGGATATTTCCGGGTGGACACGCTGACGTTGAACCTAAAAGTCTACAACAATGGGTAAATACGATGTGAATATCCGCCGGCTGGCACTGCTGTTGCTGCCGACTTTCTGGCGGAGGCCGTTGTTCGGTGCGTTCGCCTTTGCGTTGGTTACGCCGGTGAGCCACCTGCATATGCGCTTCATACAATACCGGCAGCGCACCGGCTACCGGCTGCGGCATAACGGGCAGGTCTGTTACCTACGGGCGGTGCTCAACGACGAGTTCGACCCGGAGCTGCGCCGCATCACCCTCTCCGACAGCGACAAGGCCGACTTCGGGACGGTGGTTTATCGGCGTGCGGCCCGACGGCCGTTGAAGCTGCCCCTGCGGGCGGCTTCGGCAGGTGAAAAAATCTACCGTCGCGAATTTACGGGAGCCGGGGCGGTCGACTTCATCGTGGGGATTCCCGCCGCGTTACGCGGGCGTATCGACGAAAGCCGCCTTTCCGGCGTGGTCGATACCTACCGGCTGGCCTCGATGCGATATGCCGTTCTGTATGGGGATTGAAAAGAATCTGTAAAACAATATATGATGAAACGAACGATTGGCAATTTTACGACACAGGCCGAGCAGTATTTCCCCGTCGATGCGGAGACTTTCGCCTCGATGGAGGAGAACATCAGCCTCGTGCAGATTATCGGCAACCTCGCCGGCGACAAGGCCGTGCTCCGGGGTTGCGAACTCCGGGAGGACGGCACGACACGCGCTCCGGGTTACGTGTTCCTGCGCACGGAAGAGTTCCCCGACGGGGAGGTCCTTTATTTCGAGGGCGGTGCGGTGGCATCGGGCATGTACCTCAACGCTTCGGCGGTCGCGGTATCGTCGGGAGGCGTGGACTTCCCCCGGGCCTACACCGTGCGCTGCCTCTCGCCGGGCATCGGCGGGGAAAATTTCAAATGGGAAGATTTCCATGAGGCAGATACCCTGCCGGAGTTGCGGGCGGAACTGTCGGCACTGGAAACAGCCTTCCAAAAGATACAGCCCCAACCGGTGGGATCGGTACAGCTCTTTGCCGGGGAAAACGTCCCGGACGGCTGGCTTCTCTGCAACGGGGCGCAATACGCCCAAAAGGATTACCCGGAACTCTATGCGGCCGTCGGTGCGGCCTTCAACCGGGCCATGTCGGAAAATGGCGTGGCTTATACCACGACTGCCGGCTATTTCCGGGTGCCCGACCTGCGCGGCCGTTTTGTCGTGGGGCGCAGCGACTCCGATGATGACTACAACGCTTTGGGGGCTGCCGGCGGAAAGAAAAACGTAACCCTCACGGCCGAAGAGTCGGGACTGCCTTTGCATACGCATACGTTTACGTGGATCTCCATTACCAACTCCGCCCCAACAAAAGCAGGGGAGGAAAATTCGCGAATGGCCCGAGGAAACACCGGGGCACTGTCTGCCGCCAAAGAGACGGAGGCCGCCGGCGGTTGGGACGCCTCGAATTCGCACGAGAACCGGCCGCCTTACTACACGCTTACCTACATCATCAAAGCACGATAGAATGGCAACAACAAGGGAGACATTGAAAAAATGGTTCAGCCGGGGGGCTTATCCCTCAGCCGGACAGTTCGCCGCGTGGATCGACTCGTTTTTCCACAAGGACGACAAGATACCGGCGGCCTCGGTCGAAGGGCTGACGGATACGCTCAACGGAAAGGCCGATGCCGCGACTGTGGATTCGATAAAAAAACAGCAGGAACAAGATGCCGGCCGTATCGGCGACCTCGAAACAGCAACCGGGGAACTGTTCCCGAAAGTTATCGATTTGGGCGAATATACCCCGGGGAAAGGTTTCTATTTGGACGAGGATTTGGAAGAAATAGCCGCAGTAATGCTTGCTGCCACCAAAGGTAAAGCCCCTCTGTTGTTGAAAGCGACGACGCAATTCGGGGAACCCTTGTTTTTGGGGGCAGCCGCTGTGAATATAGAGGACGGGGTGGATTACAGGCTGACCTTTTTGTTCGATAACGGACGGTCTTACTCGATTTCGTTCGAGGCGGGTTATCCTGACACGGTTACGCAGGGATTTGTGCAAAGCGGCACGATAACTTCGGAGACTTACACGGATACGACGGACTACGAGGAAATTTAAAAACGAACCAATAAAATAATGATATTATGGCAAAGATTAAGAAGTTAAAGGAAAACGGGAGTACGATTTATCCGGCAACGATACCGGAGGGGGTTGTTGATACAAACGGTTTTACGCTGGCTGAACTCTTGGACGAGTTGCTGTCGGTATTGGCCGGGGGAAGCAGGGGTAACATGGAGCTTGCTTTCAGCGACCTGCGGGCGGCTATCGGCAGTGAGGACGGCAATGACTTGTCGCGGTTCGTGGCGAAGGTGAACACTTTCCTCGAAGATGCGGACGCTTCGGACGCGACGATCAACCGCTGGAAGGAGATCGAATCGTTCCTTGCGGGTATCACGGACACGGAGACGCTTACCGGGTTGCTGGCCAAGAACCTGCAATCGGCGAAAAGTTATGCGGACACGAAGGTACAGCAGGGAACGGCCAATGCCGTAACGATGTCGTCGAATGCCGGGGCTGCGGATCGTGTGCTGACTTCGGCCGGGACGAATAGGGCGGCTAAGGATTCGGGGGTGCTCCTTTCTGATCTTGCAAGAAATACCACAGCTACCTCTTCGGCCAACGGGTTGATGAGCAAGGAGGATAAAACGAAGCTGGACACGTTAAATACGGACTTTCACGATCTCACGCCGGAAGTGGTTACTATGAACGATTACGAGGACGAAGATTCGCCTACAATGGGTATTATAATTCATGACAGATCCGGAGGGTCGACAAAGAAAGTGAAAAACTCGGGTGTCCTTCTTAATGACTTTTTGAGAAAAGATCAATTTCCTGTTGCGACGGCTTCGGCCCTCGGTGGTGTGAAGTCGGGCGGGAATATTACCGTAGCATCGGACGGCAGTGTTACTGTTAATAATGCCGGTGTTGCACAAATGGCACAGCAAGATAGCTCGGGGAGGGTTATAGTAAATACTTATGTGCCGAAAACACAGATCGCAACCTCATCGGCCGCCGGTCTTGTTAAGTCCGGGAATGATATAACTGTTGCGTCCGACGGTACAGTAACTGTTAACTCGGCAACAACAGTAGATAATATTCCGGCGGCGACTTCTTCAAAAATAGGTGGCATTAAGTCCGGTGGCGACGTGCTTGTTTCTTCTTCCGGTGTAGTAACCGTAAACAATGCAGCATCGGCAGAAGAAGCAGTACACGCAACGACCGCAGATAACGCCACGAACGTAACGAATGTGCCCGTTGCTACATCATCAAAAATAGGCGGCATTAAATCTGCGGGAGACATTTCGGTAGATTCTTCGGGAAGTGTAACAGTAAACAATTCAGCGTTTGCCATGCAAGCAAATTTGGCAAACTCGGCATTAAGAGACGGCGCGGGTGCTCAGATAAATACCACTTACTTGAAGGCGGCGGCAGTAACGGACGTAACGGATTATGCGGAGATAACGATTTGAGAAACTCGGCAGGCGGGGTTTCCGTCTGCCTTCAATACTTGAAACATGGCAAGGATAAAGAAACTGAAAGAGAACGGGGCAACGATTTATCCGGCAACGATATTAGATGCTGTCGTAGATTCCAAAACAAGCACTCCCATAACAAAAACACGGCTCCGATACTCGCGGGCCTCGGC